TTCAAGGCTTGCGCGAGCCGCTGCGTTATCCGCACTGCCCATGAATGCGTCGATGTCTGTTGACGAGTTGTCAGCGGTGTATGCTCCTGCATCAGCCAACGCTTGATCCACAGCTGCTTGTGCCCCAGCCGCGCTTGCTGCCGCTGATGTCTCGCTTTCAGCTGCTGCATCTGCCGCGTCAATGGCGACCTGAACAATGGTAGTCAGGTCAAAAGCAATCTTGTAGCTGGCAGCGTCACCCCCAAAGGTTGTTGAAGTGAAGTCATCCGTTACAAGGTATGCTGCATATGCCTCTGTGAAGCTCTGCCCTCTGATGTATGGGGTGCCACCTGACTGATAGTCCCCAACATAGTCTGTGCGAGTCTCAAAGTCTTGAACCAGCTTCTGGATGGATGGGACAAACTCACCACCAGTTGCTTGGTAGGTCGCTGTGTTGTCGCCGTTGACCCAAATGTCAACGTTTGCACTGTCTCTATTCAGGTTGTCTACAACCTCAATCACTTGTTCGTTTAATGTTGGCATGGTTTCTATTCTCCTATGTATGCAGGTAATGTGATGTTTACAAATTCGTCCAATGGGTCATCAGCTGTAAGCATCTCCCCAAAAGTGTCGCCCCAGTAGAGGAACAGCTCAACAACCTCACCTGACATGTAGTTCTGGTTGAGGACAAGAGCATTGAAGCTGACACGCCAGTAGGTGACTGAGTAGGACTGTGAAGTGTATTTACCATCAAGTGGTGTAATTTCATACGGCAAATACCCATCTGCGTCAAGAAACAAATTCATATTGAAGTTGGATGCACCGTTGGCCAACCAATAACTTCACCACCCTTGGAACAAGTCAAATTGGCGTTGATCCATCTCAATTGTGATCTTGGCCATCCTGCGCAGATCGTCATATGCGTTGCGCTGTCTCAAGCGACCTGATGCGAACTTGGTGCTGAGCACGCCTTGGTTCTTCTTGACAGAGAACTTGGCAGAGGGTTGTGGCAGCTGGGTTGGGTAAAATAATTCTGTGGCCATTATGATGTTCTCCGATCTCGTGTGGAAAGTGCTCGCTCAGTGTCTCCACTGCCTGTGCGGATGTTGTTGTTGATAGTGCTGACTGCGCGGTCAACTGCGATGGTGATGATTCGGTCATCGTCGTTTTCAGTTTCTTCAACTGTGACATCTTCGTTGCTCACTCCGATGAAGTTGACCACGACGCCTTTTTGATCGCTGCCCATCTTACGTGCCGTATCTGCTGCGCTAGATACCGTGGCTGGCCCACGAACCAATTCTGGGCCAGCCTCACCAACTAGGCCATATTTGCCGTCAGGGATTTGACCGCCACCTGCGTATGATCCCGCGCTGGTGTTAGCGATTGCGCTCACATTCGCCATACCTGCAGCGATGGCAGCTGCTGCTGCGGCTGTGCCTAGTGCTGGCCCAACTATCGGAATGCCTGCGAGGGCACCAAAGGCTGAGTTGGCGTTGTTGTAGGCAGACATAGTAGCTTGAGCAATCGCACCTGCCTTGTAGACAGTGTTGAGTTCTTCGTTGCCTGAGCGTGCTAGGATCTCCATGTTGTCTTGGAAATTGTCAAAACTCTTGAGTGCAGTTGCCCATTTCTCTCTGTCACGTGCGCTCTGCTTTGCTGCTTTTTCCTTGTCCAGCTTGTCCAGTAGTGCGCCTCTGTCCTTCTCTGCGATGAACGTGCTGTCTAGGATGATCTGTTTGCGCTTCTCATACGATTCAGCATATGCTTCTTCCTCAGACAGCAGCCCTTCACGCACCTTCTCGTAGCTGGTGCGCATTGTATTGGTCACAGGATCTTCATCACCATCAGCACCAACGTTGAACTCCGCAAGTGCATCTGTTGGTGCCACGGCTGCGGTGTTGTCTAGTGCAGTCAGCTGCTCGTTCACGCCTACAAGCATTTCACGCATGACGTTCAACTTGTCAGCTGCTTCAGTCACTCGTTGTCCAAGTCCATCGTTGCCTGGATCTTCACCAAGGTCTGCCAGCAAAGGCTTCAACACAGCTTCCTGATTTATGATTAGCGAACTGAGAGTGGTTATGGCGTCGTTGAGTTCTGCCTTGTTCAGCTCAGCTGTGGCTTCCCTGTATGACTCAATCATACCATCCAACGCTGTCTCACGCCAACCGTCTGCAGCTGGCCCAAAGCGTGTAAATGCTGTGCCCATGGCTGAGATGCCATCTGCCATCCCAGCGAAGTCCACCTTGGCAGCTTCTTCTTTGGTGTATTTGAGGATGGCAGCAAGTGTGCCAAACACGTCCACAATTTTGCTGTCTTCAAGTATTCCTTCAAGCTTCTCAATGCCGTCAATCATCAGGAGCACGGTCTGTTGCGCTAGGTCACCAGATCCGCTTTTGGAGAACTTCAGCCAGAGCTTGTCCCACGCATCACCCAAATTCGACATCGCACCATCTAGGCTGTCCATGCGTGTCTCCATAGCACCTGCAAAGTTGTTCTCAGACAACTCGTCCATGTAGCCTTGGATCTCTCTGGCGTTGAAGCCAACTGTCTGCTTCACGCCTCTGAAGGTGAATTCAACCTCGTCACCAATCTTCTTGGACACAATGCCAAATTGCTTCAAACTCTCAAACTCGCCAGTGGTGGCTTGGCCGATGGCTCTGGTGGCGTCTAGGATGTTGCGTCCAAACGCTGAAGCGAAGTTGCCAATGTTGGTCATCGCCTTCTCAGAAGGATCTAGTCCACGGTTGACCAACTGGACAAATGACTCGGTGACTTCACCAAGTGCGTAGGGCGTATCAGTTGCGAACCTCTGAATTGCTCCAAACGCTTGCTCAGCACCTTCAATTGACCCAGTGGCAGTGATCAGCTGTGCGTTCAAGATGTCGAACTCACGAGTGATGGCGATTAGCTTGCGAGCACCTAGTGCTGCCCCCGCTGCTATGGCCAGAGCACCTGCTGCTGCGACGTTGAAGGCGATGCCCATGGCCTTGCTTGCCTTCTCAGACTTGCCAGCAGCTGTGGACATCTTGCCGAGATCCTTTGTGGCCTTTTCAACCTTCTTGGACTCGACATTGAGCACTAATGTTGTTACATCTTCAGCCATTTGTTACGTCTCGATATATTTGGTTGAGGTGAACGATTGTTCGTGTTTCTAGCACAGACAACTGCACCTGATTTAGCTCTGCCCATGCCTTCATCTCGGTGAATGAGAATCGTGCGGTGTTGTGTATCTCCAGAAACCACTCCCACATGTGTTTGAAATCTTCTGGAAGCGGTGGCTGCTCTGCGAGCTTCTTTGGCTTTGTTCCAGTTTGTTTCCATACGTTGGTGAGGTGGACTTTTTCAGATACGGTTGAACCTTTTGGTGGCAGACTCAGCTCAAATTCGCTTCTGGCGAACTCTTCAAGCTGGCTGAGTTGTTGGTGAAAAAACGCGAACGCTTGCCCGCAATCTTGTCAATTGCGTCAGACACTTGCGGTGCTTGGGTGAGGAACTCAATCACATTTTCCTCGGTGCAAGGCTCATCGAATGACCAACCTGCCACAAGTGACGCCATCAACTTGACTTCCTGCTCTGATCGCGCAGAGTCAGTGAAGTCAAGCCTCTTGGCCTCGTCATCAATTGATGCTATGGTAGCAGCAATATCAGGCAATTCTGACTTGTAGCGGCGTGTTGCTCGGTGGTAGGCGTCTGAGTCGATGCCTCGGATTTGTAGCCAGTGGGCTGTCTCACTTCCGTCTGACGGTCGGATGAGTGGGAGCTTGATGCCCTCATTGGCTACTTGTTTTGTGAAGAACTCTTTCATTGTGGTTGAAGACGGTTGTTGAGGATTAGATTGCTGTGCGAGTGATCTTGATGTTGGATCCAGTTGTGTCATCGTAGACAGCTTGGAATGGGAAGGGCACGACGATGGCACCTTCACCAGCTACGTCTGGCTTGCCGTCTGAATACTTGATCTTGGGGATGAGCACATCATACTTGTTGCCCGCTGGATCTACCAAGCTGAACTCAAGGCTTGAGATTGTCTCATTGTAGAACTTCTCCAACATCTCTGAGTTTTCAAAGTAGACAGACACTGAGCCAGTCAAGTTACATCGACCTGTAGAGTGCTCAAGTGTTGTGTTACTACCAACAACTGGGCGTGTTTCCAAGTTGTTAGTCAAGCTGAGTGACACCTCGGTGACGATACCAATGGTAACAGCACCTTCTTTGATGGTTCCAGTGAAGCTGTCAAACGGCTGCGTGACTGTTGGGTCAGTGAATGTAGGCGTTCCGAGTGAAGTCAAATCGGCCAGCACTTGACCGCTTTTGCCCATGATGCCAAATGTGCCTGTGACGATGCCTTCAGCTGGAACGGTCAAGTTCAAGGTGTTCACCTCACAACCACCAAACAGCTGGAAAGGCTTGTCTGCGGTCAACAGATCTGTGAACTCACGAAGGATTGAGAATGACTGGCGATCAACACCAGCAATCAGCTCGTCGGTGGCCCAATCAGACATCAGCACAGCGGCCAAGAATAGGTCAAATGAACCGTATGAGAACTCAAACGAGTGGTCGCCAGCAACGGTCACTAGGCCATGACGAAAGTCACGGATCTGGCGATCAGGGTGAAGCTCTTCACTCACAACTGAGTTTTTACTTACACCAAGCGTTGTGCCTGTATGGCGCAAGTCAATGAATTCAGGAGATGTTGCAGGAGTCACACCAAAGGTGACTTCTGGAAGGATATACATGTTGTGTCTTGCTGAGTCTGCCATTGTATTAGTCGGTTTGAGTTAAGTGTTGCGGAGCGTGTCAGCCCAGAACGGTATTGTGATGTCTATACGGATGAGATTTTCAAAAGGTAATGGGCCACGCACTGCTGGTTTGCGTTTAATATGAACCACTTGTGTGCTGTGCGTCAAGGCTTTTCCAGCTTGGAACTGCGCAAGGATCAAGTCTGACATCTCAAGGATCGCTTTTGTCCCAATGTCTTGTTGGTAGAACAACGACACTTGCATGAAGCCCACATTGCGGTCACGGCCACTTGTCCCCATCGTTGCTTGTTCCGTCTCACCAAGGTCGATGTTTAGCTTGGCAAACGGCTGACCTTCAGGTGGTGTGAAAGGCTTATTGGGCCAACCTGTTTGGAGCCCAAATGCCCCATCGATGTATCCTTGTGTCAGGGCTGCGGTTATTGCGTGTGAGCTCATAGTTTCAATTTGCCTTCCTTGATGGCTCTGTTGACAAGTGCGCTGATCCTAGCTACATTGCGGCGCACCATACCGTGTGGTGATTGTTTTGATCCACCATACTCCATGGCACCTGCGTAGGGCAAACGGTTCACAAAGAAGACGCTGACTGACTTGGTCTCACCCTTGCCCAGTGCTGCCTCTGCTGCGGTTATGGTATCAAGCCCACCTTTGTCGATCTTGTCAATGGGCATGTTCTTTGGTGTGGCGATGCTTGTCTGCCAGTTGCCTCGGAGCATTCCTGTGTCAACAGGGGTGTCTCGGATCACTGAGTTGAACAACCTCAAGATGATGCCTCGTCTGACCTTTTCAACACGTTTCGGTGCATCTGATGAAAACTTTGCTACATCAGCTGAAAAGCTCATTTTTGTCTTAGTAGTGCTTTGAATAGGATTGGCGTGCCTGCAGGATTCAGCGGGGTTGCGCCAAGAAGTGTCCAAATTGTGCCGTCTGCGAGTTGAACCACGTCGTTGTTCACCAACGTGATGGTCAAGCCCTTAGCAGCAATCAGAAGGCCAGTCACTTTGCCTCTCACCAGTTCGGTCAGCAGCTTGTTGTCTTGGTTGCCTAAAAGTCCTGGATTCACCTTGATTCTCAATGCCTTTGCGGTGTTTACAATTGGTGTTCCGTTGTCGGTGTATTCACCCTCAACTGGGTCAAACGTGGCGTCATCGCCCTTCCGAGTGATCGTGACATCTTGTCCAAACTCAGCAACCAGCTGGTAAGCAGTATCAGCTGTGCCAGTATAATCAAACACGGATCGTTCGGATTGTGCCTGCGCTTGTAACTAGCAACGGCTGGATAAGTGTGTTCACCGTTTGGATATTAGGTGATGCGGGCAAGCCTTGGTTGGATTCATACTCAACCTCAATCACATCCACCTTCTGTTTGCTGACAACACGACCATCACTGGTGGGTTGTAGCGTGATGGTTTCAGCGTTGAAGGCCAGCTCGGATTGAGCATTAACAAGCTGAATAGGCAGTGGAGAGGTGGGCAAATCGACACCGTCAACGCTCACCCCTGACCTTGGCCAAGGTAGAGGTTGGGCAGTGTCTAGGCGTGTGCCTTGCCATTGAGACAGATACGTGCCAAGGTAGTCCATTGCACGGAGCAACAGCCCTTCAATGGCTACATCATCAGCAGCGAATTGGCGGCCTCTGGACTCAATATATGCTTTTGC